TTTTTCAGTCATTTTCCTTTTTTCCTCATAGCCATATTATGTGCTTCTGTAAAGCTAACACCTTCTCGCATTTTACGCTTCATATATTCCATGTGTTTTTTCGAATGTCCATGTGTTTTTTGATGTTTTTCTAAAACATTTTTCTGTCTAGTAGTTAATCTCATCTTTTTTTAGGTGACTTTTTTCGAGCATTATGTATATCTATATCTGCTTTTCTAGCACCTCCACCTGAAATAAAACTATTAACTCTACCCATAGACCAGGCACCAACCGTAACATTTCTAGAACCAGAACTCATATAAGCAGCAGTTCCTCTTTTATAAACTTTGCGCAAATCTCCAACAGTATAGATAGATTTTTTTGCTTTTTCACTAAGCGTAGCAGTTAGTGTATCAGCGCTTTTTTTTCTTTTTGTTTTTGGCATTTTGTGAAGCTCTGAATTTAGAAATTGCTTTTAAATCTATTTTTTCTCCGCGTTTATAAGCAGCTGCTGTACGTTTTATTTCTGCTGCTTTTGCAGATTTATTTTTAGCGCCTGCAAGATATTTTTTAGGTAAACCTGTTTTTTTATCTTTAGGCACGCGCCTCATTTTTCTAGTCACCTTTAGATTTTTTAGATTTTTTTGTTACTTTAGGCTTTACTTCGCAGTTTTCAGCTTTAGGCTTGGATTCACCTTGAACTTTAAATATATAACCCATTATTTTTTACTCCCTTTCTTTTTTTTCTTTTTGCCCTTAGGCTTCATTGAACCATAGTGAGAAGGCATAATAATTAAAGTAGCTGTTTTAATCTTACCTTTTTTTACGTTTTTTAGCAGTTTTCTTTTTACCTGCTTTAGATAATGCAATTGCTATAGCCTGTTTATCTGATTTACCTTCACGTTTCAACATTCTTATATTAGCTGAAATAGATTTTTGAGATTTACCGCGTTTTAATGGCATTTTTTTCAGGTATATCTTCTATTATATTCTTCTATTTCGCTATCACTAAAATCTCTAATTAATAAGTTTTCTATTTTACTTATTTCATAATTAAATTTAACTACTGCAGTTTTTATGTGTTCTTTAACCCATCTACCCTCTTCAAATACTACCTGCGCTTTACCATTTTCTTTAATAAAAACATAGTGATCTTGTCCTTTTAGCTGAATATCTAAAAAGTTTTTTTCTAAATTTTTACGTCTTATATCTTTTAATCTTTTAAGTTTTACAGAAGAATGTACTTTTTTAGTCATTTTAGCTCTAGTGAAATATCAATCCAGCAGGGTTGCGGCTCTACTCCTGGAATCTGTTTATAAAAAGGATTCGTTATGTATTCATAGGTTTTTTCACCGTCATAAAAAATTCTACCAATATAAGGATTTTCTGGAAATTTAGTTTTTTTCATAAATCTAAATATCTACGTTAATTTTATTGCCTAATTCATTCATAATTACTTTTATATCATCTTTATTAAGATTCCTAAAAACTTCGTATTTAAGAACTCTTTTATCTTTAAACATTTTATGTAGCTTTCTTTCTAGTGTTTTAAATTTACTTGTAATAGGACTAACAGCTAAAACTTTATCAGGTTGTTGTTCTTTAATTCTAATTTTTATTCTAGCAGCTGTAGCTCTACCAATCTTCCAGTAACCTTGACTTTCAACAAAATAAACATGACCTAATTCTTTAGATTTTTTAGGTGCTTTATAGTTTTCTGGAGGAGTCCAGGCATTTTCCCAACCGTGTTCTAAGGCTTCATCATTCCAAACTTTTTTCCCTCGAACATATTTAACAAAGCCTTTTTTTATTAACCATAATTCTGCTTCAAAATCGCTTGAAATTTTATATTGAATTTCACCGCCAATAGATATATCTGTTTTTGTAAAAACTAAACCATATTCTTTATAAATTTCATCTTCTGACATTCCAAAAAACCTTTCATGTTTAGGCCTTGTATCAGGTGCAAAAGTACTTGGAAAAGTAGATATAGTACCGCTTCCAGTATTAGAAACGGTCATATCATGAGTATTAAAAGTAATATTTGGAATAGTTATTCTATCCATTTGAATTAAATTTAGTTTTTAAATATTCAATTTCTATAGCTTTTTTATCTCGTAAATAATCTTTATTAGTCATTGTTGATTCCATTAAATAGCGATCATTTAAACGAGACAAAGCAGCGTTATATTCTTTTTCAGTCATTTTTAGAACAGCAAGGGCACGCTGGTGCAAGAATTTTATTTTGTATTATTGAAGTTAAAAATAATATTGCAACTATTGATGGAGGTTGGTCTTTATCAAATAAAATTTTAGTTTTATTAGGTTCGGGAAAAGAAATTCCTTCACCTAAAACACAAACAGAATGATCTGCATTTTCACAATCTTTAACCTGTGAAAATATATATCCATCTTCTCCATTACTCATAGTTACTGGAGTAGGAAAAAAATCCATAAAATTCCAACCCATTTCTTCAATACCTGTTTCTAGATGTTGAATAAATTCAGTGGTGTTTTTATGCGGGTTAAATTTAGACATTAGAAAGGAATCTCCTCTGTAGTAGTTTTTATTCTTCTAGGGTTAATAGTTCCAAAACAAGAATCTTCATCTTCTTCAAATTTATTTTTTTTACCATTTCCATTTAAATAAATTCCTGTAACTTCTTCATTTTCTCCTGTTCTCATATCATAAACTCTTCCAGGCTTCTGAAAATCTACATCAGCAGCTGCAGCTTTAATATGTGCGCAAAATTCATCTACAGAAGTTAATGGAATAAACAAACGCATTTGTTTAGGATATTTTTGTTTGCTATTTTCATAAGGATTATCTCTAACTGAAAAATTAACAGGTAGAGAAAGCGCTGGTTCAAAAGGTTCGTAAGCCATGATTTTAAAAAGAATGAATTGGTGTAATGTTGTGAGCTTCTTCCCAAGCTAAAACTTGGTGCAGTTCGTATCGAACTCTTGAGTGACCTAAAGCCACTCGGTTTTGAGGTAATGTGTACCAGGTCGGACCTGTTTGTTTACCTGCTTTAGTTTTATCTCGCCAACTTTTAATAGTTGCAGGTTTTAAAGCATATCTATGGGCAAGATCTTTAGTTGTTAAATACTGTTTTTCCATTAGCTATTCATTGTTTCAGTAAGATTTACAATTTTAGCTTCTAATAAATCAAGTAATTTAACGTGTTCTTCAACAGTTATTTTGCCTTCATTTAATCTATCGTTAAAAGAATCAGTATAAGAATCTAGTTTTTCAAGATCATTGCATTTTTCAATAGCATCTTTAGCTAAAGCAAAAGTAGGTGATTTTTGATTAGAAGTGCCTTTTAATTTAGGTTTCTTAGGTTTTTCTTCTTCTATTTCCATGTTATTGTCCATATCAGTTTCTAAACCAAGAATTAGTTTTATACTATATCTTCTTTGATAAGTTACAGAACCGCCCCAGACATGAGCCTCATTTTTCTTTTGTAAATCTCTAGGCGGTAGAAATAAAGGCAATTCACTTACTTCTTCATGTCCATCTTCGTGAACTAATTTAGTTTTTACTAAAGTTTCTCCAGTAGGTGTATAACCAAAAAGTTGAGACAAATGAAAACCATTATTATGTAAAACAGGCTGGATTAAAGAAAGCATCTGTTCTAAAGGTAAATAATCATACCCAAATGCACCTTGATTTACATGTTTAGATTTTCCTAATGAAGGAAATTCTTTCTGCGCTTTTTGTAATGCTTTAATAAAAGCTATTTTTGGATTAGTTTCAGTCATTTTTTAAATGCCCAGTAAGGTATGCTAATTGTTTTAATTCCTTCTTCTTTAGTGTTATAAGAAGGCCAGTTGTTAGTTTCTACGTATTTAGAAATTCTTTTTAAAGATTCTTTCTGTAGTCGTAAACCTTCTTCTATAGATTCAGAATCAAGTTCATAAACTCCAATATTAAAAGGATAAACTTTTTCAACAGCTACAAATACAAATTTAGTGCAGCCTAAAACATTAGTACCTTCTAAATAATGTGCAGCTTGAAGATGATATAAAAAATTTCCTATAGATTTAGAAAAAACATCTTCATGTGCTCCACCTTCTGCAGTAGTTTTTAGATCAATAACTGTATCGCCATTAATCCAATCAGCTCTACATTTCAGAGATAAATCTGTTTCTTCATGGTCCCACCAAAAACTTTGTTCAGGTTTTCCTTTAGAAAATAATTCAGATGCTATAGGGTGATTAGCAACTGCATCTTGTATATCATTAGCTAATATTCTTTCTTCAAAAGAAATAGCTTCTATACCTTTTTTTTCTAATTCCAGGATTTTTTCTTTGCCTTCTTTAGTTCTTTTATTTTCAATAACTTGATAAAAAGAAGTAAATTCAGCTGGTTCTAAAACTGCTTTATGAATCATTCGACCAATTTTTAAAGCAGGTGTATCTGGTTTTTTTCTAGTATTAGGATTGAATTTATAATCCCATAAAGTAAAACCATTAGTTTTAGTTTCTAGTTTTAGATCAGATGCTGAATAACTAGATTCAGATCGATAATCAGATTCTTCTATAAAATCTGTTTTTAATAAAGCATTTGTCATGCGTAAACCTCAATTAATTTAGTTTTCATAGATCGAATATAAACTTTAGTTAGTTCATCACAAGGAAAAGCTAAACTAAATAGTTTTCTATAAATTTCTAGTAGTTCTACTAAAGATTCTTGTGATAATTCATCTAAAGCAATCCATTCTTCAACAACAGAATCATTTAATGAATCTGCTTTTCCATCATCAAAAATAGGACAGGCCATTAAAAAATTACTACTTAAATAAAAATAATGATTCTTTAATTGTTCAGTTGTACCTTCTATAGCTTTAACATTTTTCATTTTGCTAAAGCCTGACAGGCGCGTTCTATTCCACTATTACAGTGAATTTGAGTACTCTTATCTAAAGAGGAAGAAAAAGCAGTGTAGCTTATAAAGCCCACTGCTAAATAAAGAAATAGATTTTTCATTAAACTAAAGAATTTAGATTTACAGGATCAAAAGACCAATCTCTTTCAACTGGTAATTTAAGTGGACCTCGTAAGGCTTTTATTTCATTGATATTGAAATAGCCAAACTCTTTAGCAAATCCGTCGACTAATCCGAAACAATCACCTGTTTTAGGATCATATTCGGCGACGTACCAGGTAAAGTTAGCATCTGGTGTAAACCATTTAACAATAGCCTGGGGCTCCTCTTTGGTTTTAATTGAATTACCGAGAGGGGGTAACTTCTTAAGAAGTTCTTGTGTAAGTAAGTTCATTGCGGGTTGAACATAAAATAAAGTACATATTTAATATGCCATAACTTTAAATAACTGTAAACAGCTATGCGTGACACTATGCAAAACTGCACGTTTAAGGGTTATTTATAGCTATTCAACACTATATAATATATATATAACCCGCAAGTTATTCAAATGAAAAAAACTGAAATTGTTTTCGCAGGCTTCACTAAAAAAGAATTAGATGATGCTTTTGATAAAGTTCCTTTTCCAACAGGAGATTGGAAAGATCCTATATTCTGTAGAATTAAGAAAGAGGATTTAAATGCTGTAAACGCTGCTATTTTCTATTTTACAGGTAGTGAAGCAGATATTTGGAAAGATGAAAAAGATGATTGGGAAGATATGTATTTTGTTAAAGCAGAAGGTTACTACAACGCAATGGTAGAGGTTTAATAATGAAAAAACTTTTTTATGCAGAGCTAGAGCCTTGGGCTTGTATTACAGCTGAAGCTGAAAACAAAATTGAATTTATTAAAAAAATTCAGAAAGAAATTCAATCTAATGAAAAAATTGTATTTATTAAGGAACTTTAAACAATGAAAAAACTTACTTTAAAAGATGAAGTTCTTCAAGATTTAGAAGAACTACTAAAACTAGATGTAAACACTAAAAAAGCTATTAAAAAGGTTCAAAGTGGCTTTTTTGATAATGATATTACTGAATTTTATGATGGCGGCATGTCTATTACTGAAATTAGTGATTACGTACAAATAATGAGTTAAAACTATGTCTAAACTTATTTTTTCTATAAATCTAGATAATGATATGTTTTCAGAAGATGCTGCACCTGAAATTAGCAAAATCTTTAAAGACTTATCTAACTTTACTAAAGAAACTACTATTTGTAGCTATAACTTACCACTATCTAAACCCATTAAAGATACTAATGGAAACAAAGTTGGCTATTTAAAAATTACTAAATAAAAATCATGAAAGCTGGACACTACTTAAATCGTGCTGAAAAAGCATACGAAATTCTAAACAAATTCCACACTAAAATGTTTGAATTAGGTGGAGAAGAATCTGAACATTGGTGTGATGAATTAAACCATTGGGAAAGAATTTTAAGACAAGCTATTACTTGGGGAAAAGATTCAGAAGAATTTCAAATTCTAGAAAAACAAGATGATAAAATTCAAGCTAAAGATGAATTTATTAAAGAGCTTGAAGAACAAATTAAGTATTTAAAAATTAAAAAAATAAAACATATACAATATAAATTAGATTTAATTAAAGAAAAAGAAGATTTATTAGTTGAATTTAATGTTGACCATAAAAACATAGAAAAAAGATTATCAGAACAATATCCTGAATTTATTTAGATATATCTGCTAAATTGAGTTAGGTCGAACCCTTTCGAGGATAAAATACTCTGTTCATCTGCAAAGTGGTCATAACAGAGAAAAGACTACTCAATGCGGGTTGGAAGTCTGTTCGACTCATCAATACTTAAAATTAATATTTGTGCTCCAGGTTCTTCAAATTCTTTGATGAACCTTTTTTTTGCATTTAGTTGAATAACGGTGGCATCATCTGAAATAGCTGTCATGGTTAAAGAATCAAAACATGCTCTTACTAATTTATCTAAATCACCTCTATTCTTAGTAATTACATGCTTAGGTGCATCTTTTTTTAGTTCACCACTAGCTAAATAATGATATTGAGGCCTTGATAAACGAAAACAAATGTGGACTTCACAAGGTCCAGTTATCATTTCTTTATTAGCTTTTTTGATTTCTTTTTCTATTAAATCCCGCCATGGCTTCAATCTTTTACAACTTTCTATCATTCTTCCTCTGCCGAGGTAGACTTTACTTCCTTGCGGTGCAGGATCTAGCCCTTTGACATCTATATAAATTTTTTGAACCATGAGTTTTATACCTGAAAAAACACCTTTTGTTAGTTTACCAACCGCTTTAAAAGGTAGAATTGACCCTTATGAATTAGCTGTACTTTGGGTTTTACAAAGTTACTATCCGAATATTTGGCCTTCTTATGCAACCATAGCGAAAGATGCAAAGATAGGTCGAAATAAAGTAGTTAAAGTAATTAAATCATTATGTGAAAATGGTTGGTTAGAAAAAATTGGTAGAGTTGATGATTCTGGACAGGCAACAAATGCTTATCGAGTAACAGTTTGGCATGAATTAAAAGTAGCTCCGCCTTCTAGTGAGTCTCTTAGAAATACCACTACCCACCCAGAACTGCAAAATCCTAGTAAACAACCGCAGTATTTTTCAGATACTAGTATTTCTCAGATACCAGACCAGTCTTCCTCAGATACTGGGGGTAGTATCTCAGGGATACACGAACTAAAACAAATAAAACTAAAACAAATAACTAAAACAAATAATATATATACTGATGAATTTAATGATTTTTGGAATCAATACCAGAAAATTAAAAAAAGAGCCAGTGGTCAATCTAAAAAATTAACGTATCAGCACTATAAAAAACTATCTAAAAAAATACAAAGCCAGTTAAAGCAAGCTTTATTAAGAGCTATAGCAGATCAAAATAAAATTGAAAAAGATGGTGGTTTTGTTACTTGTTTTCCTAATGCGTTTAAATGGTTACGTGATGGTTACTATGAAGCATTTCTTTATGTTCAAAAACCTAAAAGCAAGTTAAAATTAGAGTCCAGGAATAATATTCCATTCTAAAACCCGCACTATGACTTTTTTTAAAAGATCTTCTATAGATCGAGATATTACTTTCAGAGTTCCTGATTACAATTGTTTTGCCTGTAATGATACTGGAATTGTTCATAATTCAGATGGTTATTTATCTAATGAACTACCTGGATATAATCAAAATTATGATTTAGCTATTATCTGTTGGTGTAAAGCTGCTTATCCTCAAAGAAATGATGATGGTTCTATAGCAAAATCTGGATTTAGAGATGATTCTTCTAGTATCTGTAACAATGTTGGAGTAGATATACCAAAAGATAAAACTAGATTAATTCATACTTTAAGAAAAGATTCTTGGGAATCTAGTTGTAAAGAATTAAATAGAATAAGACAGGAAAATATTAAAGGAAATAAAACAGAACTTCCTAGTTATATACTTAAAGTTAAACAACAATTAACAAATACTAAAAGCATTTTAAATGACATCAGAGAGACAGAAACCAGTAATTAATTCTTTAAAAAAATTATTACTTAAAGCAGAAGTTACTGCAGCTGCTATTAGAGACAATGCTATTGAAGAAAATATGCCAATTGATAAAGAATTGATATTATCAGTTCATAACCAATTAAAGTCAATTGACAAATCTTTAGATTATGCAGGAAAAATCGGAAAATTTGATCTCAATACAGGATCTAAACAAAGACCCAAAAAACGCACGATTAAGAACAGATCGATCTGCTAAATTAATTTCTGAATCTTTAGAAAAATTTGGTACTGGACGTTCTATTGTTATAGACGAAAATAATACAATTATTGCTGGTAATGGCACTATAGAAGGTGCTAAAGCTGCTGGTTTAAAAAAAATTAAAGTAATAGAAACTTCTGGAGATGAAATTATTGCAGTAAAAAGAACTAACTTAACCGAAGATCAGAAAGTTGGTTTAGCTATAGCTGATAATAGATCATCTGATTTATCAGATTGGGACAGATCGGTTTTAGAAGAATTAACTATGGATTATGATTTAAAACCATTTTTTGAAGAAGAAGATTTAGAAGAATTACTAGGTTCAGGTGAAATTAAAGATTTTGAAGGTTCACGAGAACAGTTAGAAGAAGATTTTCAGAAGTTTGATTGCACTTGCCCTCGTTGTGGTTTTGAATTTAATAATAAAAAATGAATAAAAAAACTGGTGCCTGGTATCTTTCAGAATTAAAAGATATTAAAAAAAATAATTTAAATGTTTTTAGTTGTTTTCACTGTGGAGGTGGTTCAACTATGGGTTATAAACTTGCAGGATTTAATGTTTTAGGCGGTGTAGAAATAGATGAGGAAATGATGAATATTTATAGAGCTAACCATAATCCTAAATTTAGTTATCAAATGGGAGTCCAGGAGTTTAATAAATTAGAAAATATACCAGAACAATTAAAAAATCTAGATATTTTAGATGGTTCACCGCCTTGTTCTACTTTTAGCATGGCAGGCAAACGTGAAAAAAAATGGGGAAAAGAATTTAAATTTAGAGAAGGTCAGAAATATCAAAGGTTAGATGATTTGTTTTTTCATTTTATTCAAACTGCTAAACTACTTCAGCCGAAAATAGTAGTAGCGGAAAATGTTAAAGGTCTTATAGCTGGTAATGCTCGAGGGTATGTAAAAGAAATATTTAATGATTTAAGAAAAGCTGGATATGAAACTCAGTTATTTTTATTTAATTCTGCTGCTATGGGCGTTCCGCAGAAAAGAGAAAGAACTTTTTTTATTGCTAGAAGATTAGATTTAAATTTAAAACCTTTTAAACCAGCATTTAAAGAAAGACCTATTTCCTGTAAAACTGCTTTCGAAGGAATTACTTCAGAATCATTTGTTAAACCAATAGGTCCTGCAGCTAGAGCTTTATGGCATAAAGTAAAGCCTGGACAAAGTTTATCTAAAGCTCATAGTAAAGGTTATTTTTTTAATTATGGTATGTTAAATCCTAATCAGCCTTCGCCAACTATTCTTGCAAATTCTGGAATGACTCACTGGCAATCACCGCGTACTTTAAGTGCTGAAGAAAATAAAAGATTACAGACTTTTCCAGAAGATTTTAACTTTTTAAAGTCCGACCCAAGGTATGTTATGGGTATGTCAGTTCCCCCTTTTATGACTCAACGTGTAGCATTAGAAATATATAATCACTGGTTCAAAACAGAAAATAATTAAATGGCAGCTTCTGAATCAAGCAAAATTGAGATAGATCTTAGAGTACAAAAGCTTTCTCGGATAATAGCAACAGGTGGAAGAAGATCAGATTGTTTAAGGTATGCTAGGGAAAACTGGGGGGTGTCAGAAGCTACAGTTGATAATTATTTAAAAAAAGCTAGAGAAGATATTAAAAAAGATTGGGATATTGAAAGACCTCAGATGATTGCTGATTTATTAGCCCAGTGTTCTACTTTACAAATGGAAGCTAGACGTGCAGGCCAGTTTCATATTGCTCTTGGTGCTATAAATACTGCTGCAAAATTAGCTGATCTTTGCTCGTGAGTTTTCTAGATTCTGTTAAACAAGGTCATGTATTAAGCGGAAATGGTATGTATGAACTGCCTTCTGCAGAAGAAGTAGTTACTAAAATAAAAAAAAATTTATTACCGCATCAAGAAAAATTCTGTGATGATACTGAACATAGAAAATTAGCTTTAGTCTGCGGATTCGGTGCAGGTAAAACTTATGCTCTAGTTTCTAAAAGTTTTATGCTTGCAGCTATGAATGTTGGTCATATATCTGCTGTTTTTGAACCTACCTCTCCTATGCTCCGTGATATTTTAATGCGGACTATGAATGATTTATTAGAAGAATGGGAAATACCATATACATTTAGAGCTAGTCCACTTCCAGAATATGTTTTATCGTTTCAGGAAGGAACCCATACAATTTTACTTAGAACTATTCTTACTTATCAACGTTTACGCGGTCAAAACCTTTGCGCTGTAGGGTTTGATGAAGCAGATACTGTTAATAAACGAGATGCAGAACAGGCTATGAATATGGCTTTAGCAAGATTAAGATCGGGTAATGTTCAACAATTTTATGCTACTACTACTCCAGAAGGTCATTCCTGGGCGTTTGAAACTTTTGAAAAAAATGCTAAAGAAGATACTAGATTAATAAAAGCTAAAACTAGCGATAATCCATATTTACCAGAAGGTTTTATTGATTCTTTATTAGAAAACTATCCGCCCCAGTTAATCCAGGCATATCTAAATGGAAACTTTACTAACTTAACTACAGGTGCTGTCTATTCTAGATTTGATCGAACTAAGCATGTAATAAATAATTTACACTTTGACCCAATACATGAAATTTTAAAAGTTGGAATAGATTTTAATGTTATGAATTGTAACTGCGTGATTGGAGTGCAGGAAGGAGAAAAATTATACATAATTGATGAAATTTCTAAACAAAAAGACACTGATGCTCTAGCGCAGGAATTACGTAGGCGTTATCCTTCAAACAAAATATTAATTTATCCTGATGCTTCTGGCTCCGCAAGATCAACAATCAACGCTTCAAAAACAGATATTGCAATTCTTGAAAGTTATGGATTTACAAGCATGGCGCTCAGAAGTAATCCGCCCATCAAAGACAGAGTGGCTACAGTACAAGCAATGTTGGAAAACTCCAAAGGACGGGTGCGTATGGAGATTCATGCCAGTTGCAGACGCTTAATTGAATGTTTAGAACTTCAAAGTTATGATGAAAGAACAGGCGACCCTGATAAACAAAATGGATATGACCACATGAATGATGCTTTAGGTTATCTTATTTATAGAGAATTTAATATGGTTTATTCTCGGGCAGGTGCCAGAACTGGTATTAGAATTTATTAGTAAGTGGTATTATGAGGAAAAACTGTGTATAGCACTCAATCAATTTATAATAATCCAGTTGCTCTAGCAGTTTCTGATGTAGATTCTCCTAATTCTGCCTATCAGCGTATGCTTGCCCATTGGGGGTTAATAGAAGATTTAAACGAAGGAACTTTTTCAATAAGATCACAGCATAGAAAATATCTTTTTCAAGAGCCGCGTGAGACTGATGATTCCTATGATGCTCGATTATCTCGGAGTGTTTGCCCGCCCTACTACCAACGATTGGAAAGAATGTTAGCTGGTATGCTAACTAGAAAACCAATTAGATTAGATGATATTTCTGATTTAGTTAGACTTCAATTATTTGATGTTGATTTAGAAGGCAATGATTTAAATGTTTGGCTTTATAACACTACAAGAATTGCTATTAGATATGGACATGTTGGAATTCTAGTAGATGCACCAAAAGAAGGAAATAAAACTCGACCTTACTGGGTAACTTATACACCGCGTGATATTTTAGGCTGGAGAACTGAAATTGTAGATGGTGCAAGGCAACTGACTCAATTAAGATTATTAGAAAAAGTAATAGAACCAAAAGGAAAATATGGTGAGGAGGTAATACAACAAGTTAGAGTTTTAGAGCCTGGTCGATATGAAATTCATAGAAAAAATAAAAAAAGTGAATATTCTTTATTTGATGAAGGAACTACTTCTTTAGACAAAATACCGTTTTCTGTTGCTTATGCTAACAGAACTGGTTTATTTGAATCACGCCCACCTTTAGCAGATATAGCAGAATTAAATTTAAAAGCATATCAAATTCAATC